CGATCATACTTCTCAATTCTTCATCGTAAATTTCATTCCTCGTCTCCTCCGGTGAAAAGGAAACCTCTTTTATCTTGACGGATGGAACGTCGATGGTGACATTCTTCGGCTGATCCGTCCTGACGGCAGCCATCTTAAGAATCTCTACACTCGGTTTTTGGTCTATACGTTTCGCTTCATCCGTGTATATGAACAAGGGTAGGTACGGACCCTGGTCCACCTGACCATTTTCACAGTCTTTACACCCTCGTGCACCACACGCCTCGTGTTTCGCTCGCTTGTATGACCACGGCATCCTGAATCCACTTCCTTTCGAGCGGCGTACGACGCTTCCGTAGACAGATGCGTCTATGATATCATTCCATTCGACGTTTCGGTTAAACTTGGCGAGTGACACGAGTATGTGTTCCCGAAGAGCGACGGCGGATGCCTGATCGACGACGAGACCCGGCCAATTCAGGTGTACACCGGTCTTCATGAGTGACCCACATTGCTTAGGCTTTGCCACCGAAATGAGACACTCTTTACCACCGTGAAACCTTACCGTCTCACAAATAACCTTAGAAATGTCCTGAATCTCATCGATTCCTAAAGGTTCCGGGTCCTTGTAATCGATGTCGACGAAAAAGTTATACGTCTCACTCTTCTGTTCCACGACGTAAATCTTCTTTCCAGATGTAACAGCGTCTATGTAGACATCATAAAATTCGTTCAACCTATCAAATGGCACAGAGAGCTTTCCTCCGTCCATGAGCACATGTGATAGATTGGTCGCATTATTGGCGTACCACTTTTTAAACATACCTTTTTATCGTTCATCATCTCTAAACCATTTCATACAAGACACATCTGGATATTCCTTCGACTGTGAAATTTCCTTCTTAAAGGTCAGTAATTCGTAGACCGTCTTTTCTTCATTCTGAGCCATCCATTCCTTCACTTCCTGTTCACACATACCCCTATTCTTCTCGAGCAGTTCACCGATCTGTCTTAAAATGAAAGCCTTGGACTTCATTATTTAATAGAGAAGGTTTTTCTGTTATGAGAACTTATGCACGCGTAGAATTTAGGGTTTTTAAGAACGTTATCGATTATGAGTTTCCAACGTTTACGTGAGTTAAACTCCTCGAGGGTATCGTAACTCATGTAATCGTTTTCGTCATGGGTTTTACGAATGGGTTGATTGTTTAATTTCTTCAACTGCATCTTGTGCTTTTCTTCGTAGAACTTTCGGACCTGAGTCTGCTGTTCCGAGCGAGAAAAGTTGACGAAAAAGATATATACATTGTACTCGAGTTCTACTGTTGGACTCTCTTTGACTGTAAATTTAAATTCCGTGTATTCTCCATTTTTTAGTGAGACAACCCCCCGTGTCTCCTCTTCTAATTCCCTTAAGGCACACCGTAAAGGATTGAAAATCTCCCGTCGTCTACACCCACCTGTGACGAAAATCCAATCCTTAAAGCGCCAATCCCTCACCGTGAGAAACCGAGGTTTCCCATCAGCAAAGCTAACCGGTATTGCAATCGCTTTGTACTTTTTCATTGCGCATTCGCAAGTTATTATAAGGCGATATGTTTATTCCTCGGATTTTTCCTCCTCAATCTCCTCCTTCTTCTCTACAGTCTCAACGGGGGCGGGCTCGGGGGCCGACAAGTGCCTGACGACCTGGGCTGAAAAATTCTTGAATCCATCGATATCCTTCTTGGCCTTGTTCATCTCCTTAAACAGAAATACTAGAGCGACGGCACACACGACGGTGGCGACGATTAAAAGAGTGTCCTTCGTGACTGGGACCATTTATAAATGAAACTAACATCTTCTTTTTAAGTAATTACACCCATCCTGGTCTTACCGGGGGTAGGACACTCGTAGGGTGTCTGAGCGAATTGGACGGCTTCGTAATGCGCGTTTTCACACGATTTGTTTGTGGACGGCGTTTTGGGCTGACCGACAAAGGTTTCGAGTGTCCTGGACTTAGGATCGTACGTCAATACAAAAACGATGGAGAGGAGAAAAAATATTTTCCAAAGCATCTTTTACTACTTAGTTAGAATATAATAGACCACCCATACCATTCTCCACGCGTAAAACGTTGAAGTTCACGGCATAAATGTCGTCATCGACGTTCTGGTTATCGTTGATGATACGAGCCGAATCGAGTCGGCTGAAATTTAGGGTACCGGTAGGCTGAAGCTTACCCGCATCGAGGCAGAAGGGGTAGAAGAACAGCGTCTTGAGAGTCGCGGGCTTAGAAGCGTTGGAAGTGTGGTAATAGAGAGGAACGTGGGAGAAGTTGGGATCGGCAAACTTGAAGTCCGCGACGTCGGTACCGTTAATCTGGAGCTTGAGCTTGTTGTTGTTGTTAAGGATAGAAAGAGCAGTCGCCTTACCGGCAGCGAGATACTTGACCGGGTGGTTGAAGTTGAGCTCCTGCATCTTGGAACCGGAAGACACGGCCTTCTGGACCTGAGTGATGAGCATGTTGAGGGGCTGGGAAGCGAACATCTCGCGCTCCTGGGTATCGAGGTACGCGTAGTTGGCGTAGACGTCCCACTTGTAGTCCGCGGCGGAACCACCCCAAGTGATACGCAATTCTACATCGTGATACTGCAGGGCAATAAGTGGGAGAGCAGTCTGCCAGTTCTCGCAGAAGGCGAACCGGAGAGGGTAGAACCGCTCGGCAGTCGCACCACCGTAGAGGTCGCTGGCGACAGATTTGGAAGAGTTGGTCGCGGAGAGGATAGGCGCGATGAGGGTCGAGTAAGTGGAATCCTGCTCATCGATAACCTGACCACCCACGAGAATCTCCACCTTGGAAATTACGTCAGACCAGGTACCAATAGCTTGGGTCGCGCTACCGTTGTTGGGGACGAGGTAGACGTAGTTGAGCATGTCACCCTTGCGCTCGAAGCGGACGGTGGACATACCGTTGTTCGAGACGTTGCCTTGAATGACCTGACGCTCGACAGTTTGGGAAAAGTTCGTATGACGCTTGTACGTCGACCTAAAAAAAGATACCTCGGGCTGACCGACGAGGTGTACATCCTGAGCACCTACGGCGACGAGTTGGGCAATACCACCAGACATTTTATAATATAGTGAGACTTTATTTTTAAGCTTGGACGAATCTGCAAGATTCTTAGAAGGTTAGATACGAGGAGTACAAGTCCTACGGACTTGGCTGGGTTGGCCAAACAGGGTTCGCGGGGTCTTCGGTCGTTTGTGTAATGTCACGAAGAGTTTGGCGATACGTTTCCCATTCGTATTTTTTAGCACCCGGAAGAGGTACATTTGGTAACTGTGTCCAATCACATGCAGCCAGACGTTTGTTGCGTTCTTTGCGGAGTTCCTTGAGGGGTTGTTCGGCCATTAACTGGTTGCACCTGGTCGTGAGCTCTTCAAGGGTGGGTTTCGGAGTTTCTTCGAGCCATTCTAATGTATCGTAATCGAAATTTTCCAGTGTCCACCTACAATTCGGATAGAGATCTTTCAAGGCGTCTGCGATCGTCATTGATATACACTGAGAAAACTTATTGAGCTATTTCCGTAATTACGACATAAGACATACCCTTTTCGTCGACAGCAGTATATCCCCGATTCAACCTTAGTGTGTTATTACCAGTGGGACGGTAATATATTTTATACTCAACTGTCGACTCACCATTTAAGATGTGGTGCACTATAAAAGTTGAACTGTTTGGTGTTGAAGCTACCTCGCCATCGAAAGCCACTGGTATTACACCTTCCTGTGACCCATACGACCGACCCTGACCTGTTGGTATATCATACCCATTGGCTTTTATGTATATGACTGCATTATAATTGGCTTCATAACTCAAGTAAACCTGTACGAGTACCAAAGAATCTCTAAACTTTGGACTGAAGGATGTTCTGAGTGCGGTTATTTCTTTTTGCGCATTATTAACCGAGTACGCATATTGTCCAACAACCGGATTCGTTACGACTTGAACGACTGAACCAGGTGAATGAAAATTTCCCCTCACAACCAAATCCCCCCTAACGTCCAAAGCTGCCCTCGGCTCCGATGTCCCGATCCCCAACCTACCAGCCTTGAAGGTCATGCCCAAGTCCCCGTGTCCGAAATACTCTTTCTGATAGGAGTAAAGTTGCCAGATCTCATCGGAGGTCAGGGCCCGGTTGAAGAGGCGGAAGTTTGCGATGGAACCTCCAAAATGATTCGTGCCGCCATGGTTACGACCAAACCATAAAGCAGAACCGGCAGGTAGGGTCAATGTTCCCGACCCCGACCCACCAAATTTAGAAGCTTCTACACCGTCAATAAATACTTGATACGCCGTTGATGTCGATCCAGCTTGACCCCCATTATACGTATATACGACATGATGCCATTTACCAGCCGAGAGTGGAGAGGTAAATCTAAATTGTACATTACTGCCAGATATTCCCATCGTTACGGTTTCACCACCCGTCTGAAATGAAAAAGATTGACGAATAGCAGCACCGTCCGCGTCACCAATCCATGATACTTCTTGACTACTATCGAAATCCGTAAATTTGACCCACGCGACAACGGAATGTATCCACGCACCCGATGGATTGGTCAAATCGTTAATTTTTATATAACTGTCCGTCCCGTTAAACACAAATGCATCGTCGGCCACTGTTATGTTATTCGTTGAACTACTGTTTATAGCCGAACCCAGACTCGACGGTTTGAGATCATTCACCGTCGTCACGGCTCCAGTCGCTAACCCCTTCGCATCATAGTAGACCTCCAACCAATCCGTGTTGGGAACATTGGGGTATGACTTTACTGTCACATCAGTCCCGTGAGCTTCGGGGTCGTATTCGGGGACGCCGAAAAATTGAACTTCGGCCATGTTTACCGTATCACCACCCGAACCACCTTTTACTTTAGTCCAAACCACACCAATATAATTGTAATATTCGTTTGAATCGACTGTAAAAAAGTTTCCAGGTTCTTGACTTCCAGATGCCCATACATATTCGGTGTATCCTCCCAAATCAACCCAAGTAGTTCCATCATTCGAACCCATGAAACGCGCAGATTCGGCACTTCTGGCTAAAACACCATCTCGAGGATGGACACTAACCCCTTGTAATTTTATCTTATCTGGCATCACAACATAGACATATTCACCCGCCACATCTCCTAGACCGTCTTCAAAACCGGCATCCGGTTCGTATGCACCAGTGCTAGAATTATACGGATTACTTTCTCCCGATACGGGCACCGCGTGATACTGATCATCTGTCGTCACGTCGTTGTTGAATAAGGACCAGGCCTTTCTATGTTCGTTGCCATTTGTCCCGGATTGAATGACGGTGTACCCATTATTCAAAGCGTTTTGGGTCAAAGCCACCCTCGGATACTTGATGAGCTTTTTAGAGCGAGGAAACTCCGTGACGACGTTGGAGTTTGCCTTAATCGTCGAGGTATTCGAAACGTGTTGAATATTCAGATTTGAGTACAATTCTATTTCCCCCCCCGCGTGTACATTCGCCGTCGTTTTAATATTTCCGAGTACATCCAAACTTTCGGTAGGTGAGTTCACACCGACACCAAGGCTCCCGATGAAAGAGACGTTACTGGTTTTGTCCGAAATGAACCGACCATTGACGATTCGAAGGTTTTTGAAACCCGAATTTCCACCGTGATCACTTTCGAAGAATGTGTTCAAAAAGGCTGAACCGGTCGTGCTGATGACACGCGAAAGTACCGATGGTCGTTTATCGTAGAGATACCGAGTCCCATCGATCGAGACGGCGACGACGTTTCTCTCGAAGAAGATGTTTACCTTTCGGTAGGTACCAACGATGGTAGGAATCGTAGCACTCACGAGTGTACTTCCATTATCATACTTGAGGGTCAATGTCGTATCCTCAAAGTGTAGAGTGTACCCCTGAGCGTTTGACGTAGACCCTTCGTTATAAAAGTTAAACTCGACGTATTTACCCGTTCCACCTTTGATATCAAAATCGGCGACCCACGCTGTAGGTAACTTGAGACCCCACGTCTGATTCGTCGTGTACTCGGCAGTTTCTGTGATGAGTAAATCATTCTTTACGATATTCTGAAGTCCTTGGTTGAGTCCCGAGGTCTCGGCGACTTCGAGCTTCCCCACACGAAGCGTGGCGTTTCCAATGTCCAGAATGCCTGCTGGTGGTTCGAATGACATTTAATATAAGGGAAGGTTTTTTTAAACGACGGCAAAACCCGAAGGGTTTTGGTTTGATACGGGACAAGTGCTTCGCGCTTGGAACGGTGGGAAAGGAGAGGGGCAAGTGCTTCGCACTTGGAACAGGAACTTCTTAGAAACCTTGATAGATTTGTAGGAAGAAGGGGGAAGGGGACAAGTGCTTCGCACTTGGAACGAGCTCACTCAGAACCCGAAACAAGAGTATAGTACGGTTGTAAATTCGAAAGAACCAATTCTGGAATAGTCACCGGAACGTAGCCCTCACGATCCTCGAGGGACTTAGTGGCATATTCCTTAACGGAAATTTCAAAGTACCCGGTGGGAACGTATTTCCTGAAAACCGTGAACGAGGGTCGGGTTGTGATTAAATTTGCGTACTCTTCCACACTTATGTTCGAGTAGGTCACAACATTGGAAACCACGAGATTTGAGTAATGTGTGATGACCTTGACATATTTGTGGGGACTATCCGTCGTCGCGACGTTCGAGTATTCTATGACCGGTGTGTACCCACTCTGTAATTCCGGGGTCAATGCATTATAGGCATTCGAGGAAATGTTGGAGAATACATTGATTCCATCGTAGACCATGAGGTTCGAGTAGTACCCCACGGTGTTCGAAGAGTAGTAGTTACACTCCAAATAGTTCGCCTGGTCGTCCACTGATAAGTTGGAGTACTCAGCCACCGTGACGTTAGAAACGACGTTGGACTGAACGATACTGACAATGTTCGAGTAGTACGACATTTATTATAAGGGGAGGAAAGAATTCACACACGAACGACTTCGTCGTTCATCGCGAGTGAGACTGGGTGAGGGCGTCGATTGGAACTTAAACATTTGTCTCGTAGATACACCAAATGACTGAATGGATTGATGGAGTTGTAAAATATTCTGAAACGGAACTGAAACTTTTGGGGTTCGACCAAACACCACTAGGTCCTGCTATTATCACATTTATCAAAGAACTTCATGGAGTGCTGGGAAACCAACCGGTTATCATGAAATCTCTACTCAAGCAGGTCGGGGACCTCATCGATAAAAAACCGATAGCTCCGATAACAGAAGAAGACTTTGTAGATGATAAATGTGTGAGGTATCCATACATTTACAAAGCCCAAGATGGGAAATACTATAATGATAGGGCTGCCATATTCAAGAAAAGTTACGATGACCCTATGTATGAGTGTATATACCAAGGTCAAATCTCTTCAAAATGCGAAATTACCCTACCGTACGTTTTACGTGAGAAGACTTTCATCATCCCATGATTGGGTCTCCTCGTTCCAAATATATGAACCTACTGGTTTGGTAACAGGGGGTTGCCATTGGCACTGATCATCGAGAGTCCATGAAGGGTATGGTTGGGGCGCGGAAAAGTTTTCCCTGTCTGGGTGGTATGTATACCCTATCCCCGCAAAGTTTTTACCTGGGGTATCCTGATAAGTCTTAATCCAGGTTCCATCTAATTCGTACTCACACCAAAGTTTACTCTTCGCGACGATTACCCGAAGAACTTCATTGGTTTGTGTATTGATTTCGGCAAAACAAGACATTCTATTAATAACAATGGATATTAATTTTACAAATATCGAATGATGACTACACCAGAACCACCGTTACCACCACCGTTACCACCGTGTGCACCACCACCTGTATTAGGTAAACCAGATCTATCATCATTATTACCACCACCACCACCCAGAGGACCTGGATAAATGCGGTTCGTGTCCTGTCTACTTTGTCCATATCCACCACTCGCAAAATATCCAAGTTCACCTACATTAGTTCCGAATGTTGCAGATAGATCTAGACCCAGACCACCAATTCCTGGAGTAGACCCAGAATTAGTAGCACCAGCACCACCGGCGCCACCACCACCACCACCAGCCCGATTATCCGTGGTGCCACTTGTATTACCACCATTATTCCCGTATCCAATGAATAAACCGTCACTTGTGTCTGATTGTTGTCCGGAACCACCGCTCGTGGAACCAATATACGCCCCACCACCACCACCCGACCCACCGTTGCGCCCACTTTGTCCATAATCACCCCCTCCTCCTCCACCTTGTGTGCTGATAGTTCCAAAACTAGACGCAGACCCATCGTTTCCTGCGCCGGACGAGCCCTCGGCACCACCCGCACCCACCGTAACGGTATATGATCCACCATTCAAAAGGTAGTCTTGAGCTAAGCGTAAACCACCTGCACCACCACCCCCTCCATTAGACACATTACCACCCGAACCACCGCCAGCAACTATGAGAATATCTACATAGCCACTATGTTCCATAGAAAACGTTCCAGACTCTGTAAACACGTGAAGGGCGTAATCACCAAAAGTTAACCTCGTACCACCGGACGCTCTAGTACCACCGATTGTGGACCATCGGTCTCCATTATGTATTTGAAGTTTGCCTATATCATTGTTGTATCTCATCATACCTCCCATGATGTGTAACGTTTTCGGGATCGCATTCGAACACCGACCCATATCGTAGAGGGTCTTGACCTCTTGGGCTGTGAGGGCGACGTCGTAGAGTTTGAAGTTGGAGATGGAGCCATTAAAATATTGGCTTAAAGTTGGTGAAGCACCGAGTGTAATAACGGGATCATCTAATGATAATGACGTTCCTGGGGTCCCCCAGTTACTCTGACTAGGCTTCAATCCGTTGACGTATAACGTTTGAGTGTCAATTCCGGAACCACCCGGAATTTTAGTAGCTACTATATGAATCCATTTACCTGTTGTAATAGCTCCAGAGACTTGAATACCGTTACCAAATACTGTATTATATAATGTCCCATTAGTTCCCATAAATATTCCACCCGTCTTACCATTCGTCCCGTATACACCGGCTTCACCCAACGCGACAATCATCGTAGTTACTAATGTGGCAGCCTTTATCCACACAGAATATGAAACTGCCTTGTCACCGCTCATGTTAGTTAAAATACCACTTCTCGTGTAATCTCCAGATCCGTCAAACTCAAAAGCCTTCGCGCTCGCCGAATACGACGCCCCACCGTAGAAAGCTCCATCATTCCCCCTCCCTGAGCTGTCCCGCACCACCCCATCTTCCAAAGGGTTCTTGTGGGTGTTGTATTCCACGACGAGTCGGTCCCTTCGGGGTGTATCATCGGCATCTGGGGGTGGTCCAATCCGAGGAACATCTAGATTCTTCGTGAGGGTCAAGGTCCCGTCGTGGAGGGTACTTGACCCCTGTTTCCGGACCCCAAAGAGCTTCACATCTTTGAGACGCGTGAACGCATCCGCGACGATCGCGTGGTACTTGTAATAGTTGGGGTTATCCAAATTCTTAAACTCTAGGCGGTCATCGTAGCCAAACGCGAGTCCAGCGACGTTCGAGGTGGCCTCTTCACGGGTAGGCGCCGTGGTAATTTTGGTCCAATTCACATCATCGTTACTTCCCCAAATACTCTTGATGTTCGAGGGCATCGAGAAGACGCGGAAACGACCATTAGAACTATCGTGTCCGAGTTCACCACCAGCAATTGTCGAACCGTCTCGAGACAAAGCGATAGAATGTCCACCACCAGCGGCGGGTCCCAAACCCAAATAACCATTAGAACCACCGTCCGCCCCAATTGTACCAGGGGTTCTTAATACCCATGAAGCACCGGTGTATTCGAACGTAAACACTTCTCCTTGGTTGCTATTTTCGTCATCCGCACCTACAATCAATCTTTTACCGTCACCCGATAATTCTACTATTGCTCCAAAATCTTCATCCACAGCTTCATTATAGGTAAGTTTATACGGAGTTCCCCACGCGGATCCAGTCCAGTGATACACGTGTACTAAACCACCGTTAGTCGCGAGGGCACCATCAGCTACATCAGCGTCCCTTATACCAACCGCCAGTGTGTTTCCGTCGTTAGATATACTCACTGCTGCTCCAAACTGGGTACTTCCACTACTGGGTTCATTTAATCGTAGACCTTTTTGACCCCACGCAGATCCGTCCCATGTATAGACTTCCACAAAATATCCGGCGTCAAGTGTTCCTAGTGCTAAATGGTTACCATCTTCACTCATACTCAATCCAAATCCAAAGTGGACATTCGCGGCAGAACCTACAAACTGGGTTGCACCGGTTCCCTTATAAGACCATGCACCATTTGAATACTGGTATACTAACACTCTACCAGCATTTAATTCTCCACCAGGTCCTTCATAATTGTATTCATGCATGGCGAGTGTTTTACCGTCGTATGAAAGTTGTACTCTTCCCATACCCAGATACATAGTTGCCCCCGAACCTACGAAGACGTCGACGAAACCCGCTGTTGTTTCGGTAAGACTCCCAGAATCAGGTAAAATGGTCCACGTATTACCACTGAGATAATAGACACGAACGGTACCCTTATCCACATAACCTGAAACGTGTTCATACGGTGCGGCAACAGCGATGATGTTACCATCACCCGAAATAGCCACAGCTCTTCCGTATTGACCGTCAGCGGGAGACGTGGAATCACCTGTCAGTGTATTACCAACTTGGGTCCACGCACTTCCATTCCAATCGTAGACTTGGACTATACCCTGACTACTGTTATAATTTTTACCACCTGCGATTACACGCGTACCGTCGTGCGAACACGCGATTGCGCGACCAAAATTTCCACTAAGTCCAGGCCCGTCTACATCGGCCCCCACCTGTTCCCACGATGGAACTGACTCAATCCTAGCCTTCTTGAGACTCATGGATTCCGGGGTTTGGATTTTGAGCCACGCCCCGAAATCAACTTCTTCGGAGACTCGGGTGTTCCTCGTGGGTGTTGAGTCCCACGACGTCGAAGTGAGACCGTCGAACGCCTGGTACCCCGACCCATCCGCGGCACTTAACTTGATTTGCCCATCCCCCTCGACATAGGACTCGTCCGCGGAGACTGCCCTCGCGGGGAACTTCGCCAAAGTATGAGGTTCATCCACGACCGTCAAGGCACCTTCAGGTTCGGTCGTGCCCACACCTATGCGACCCTCGTAGAAGGTCATCGAGGATTTCTTGTGCCCGAATTCGTCCTTTTGCGCATCGTAAATCTCTTGGATCCGCTCGTCACCCAAGTACTGGTCGTAGACCCTAAAGTTCGCCACCTTCCCCGCGAAGGGACCACCCACGATGGCGGGGGTTTGGGTATCTTCTTGGGTGCCGAGAAGTTCTATATTTTTTATATGAAATCGAAGACCATTACCATCAATACTCCTTATCACGACGGCGTGATACTTGAAATAATTCGAGTTTCCAGATATAGTAAGCGGTGCTACGTCGTTTGTATAAGTACTTGTAGTTTGTTGAGCGATTAAAGTCCAACCCGTAGTAACAGTGGGTGCAGAATTTTTTCCAAGAAAAGCGATACTACCTGGACTTCTTGCAGTGTTCCCACCATCACGTGTTAAATTAAAACCTGTGATGTTGAGCTTGTTTGGTGATTCTAATACAACGTATTCTCCACCGTGTGCCGTGCTAGACGTATCAGTGAGTCCGCTTGATGTATTTTCTACACCCGCACTAGTGTATCTTTCGTCAGACTTCCAGAAAGTTGAATCATTTTCATCGAACACGTGCCACACACGATTACCGTCGGCGAGAGTCTCATTACTCGCCGTCACCGTATACCCACGTTGTGCGTACCCAGTCATCGCCACATGCGGATACTTGAGCACCCGCGTCGGCTCGGGGAATCGGGTCAGGTCGCCTTCCTTGTGGCCGTAGAGTTTGAGTTCCCCCATAGAAACGTGCTTATTCGCATCCGCATCTTTATTACTCCATATGAACACGAAATACTTGAATGCAGAATTTTTATACGTACCCGTTGGTACAACGCTACCCGCTGTTAGACCAAGTCCTGCTGCAAGACCGGATACTTTTTGTACCTGATACCAATTTATATCATCGTTACTCCCTAAAATCGCATAGTTTCTCAATGATTGAGAACCATTAATGGGATAAGGTGCTATTTCAAAATACCCAACCTTAAGTTTATGTGGTAATTCAATTTTCAACCATTCACCCTGTTCTACATTACCATCTATATCTGTATGTGATTCACTTCCAGCATACGAACCATCCGTGTTATATCTATTATCCCCACATACCCAACGATATGGGTCATCTGGATTCGTGTTTTTGTCAAATGCTCTATAAGCAGGTGCATAATTAACCCCGAGAAATTCACTACTCGCACTCACCCGATATCCCCCAGTCTCATAGTCCGTCATAGCGAAGGGTGGGTAGTCCCCGAACGTATCCTCAACTTGGGCCTCCTCGACCTTCCGTCCATCCACGTAGGTTACCTTGGACCCACCTTCACCTTGGTACGCGTAGGTCACGTTGTGCCACGTATTCGCGGCGATTTGGGTATCGTCCACTCGAACGAGGGCTTTATCGTACCCGGAGCCTATGGTGAAGAGCTGTTGGGTCAAAACATTCGCCTCTAGATTCGACGCGTTCACCCACATGGAGACCGTGTGTGGCGCATCACCCTCGAACCCAAGGGAACCCGTGGTCACGTTACTCTCCGTAGACCCGTCGAGGGTCCAATAGTCGTTCGAGGCATCGTACGTCGCGTTATTGTTCGTGAGACTGATAGATGATCCACTCACGAGATTCTTAGGATCGGTCCCGTCGGGGTCTTTCCCGTCGAAATACATCACGTAATTGTTCGACCGAACAGAGTTGAACGTCGACTTGAGGGTCGTATCCAACGAGAGGTCACCCTGGGGTGGGTCCTCTTCGTAGCCGTACCATTCGAGATCTAAAATATAAACACGGTTGAGGCTTGTGTCTAGGAACGGTAGAATGGACGTCGTTTGAAGTACGAAATACTTATACGGGGTCGTCGAGTTGATATCGATTCTTTGCCAAATAGGGGATGATGGAACACTTGTGAAAAGGTGAGACCCGACCTGTGTCCATGAACTTCCATCATTAGAACCGTACACGTAGACCTGTTTCGGGTGAACTGGTGTGCCGTGGTCGACGGAATTTCTTGTATGTATCTGTAAATACGATAACTTAATTTTATGAGGAAGTTCTAAAGTCGTATATGAACCATTTCTACTCGAAGTTGCACCGGTAATTCCCGTTAATGTATCAATAGAAGCGGCAACTCCGGTCGAACCATCGTAGGTGTTATTTCGGGATTGCCACCCATCGTCAGTGTTGATAAGAGTAGGAAACTGTTCGTTGTATAAATTCGCTGCGTTTTTAGCATCGGTCGCTTGACTACTCGCCGTCACCGTATACCCCGCTTGGATATAGGTATTGGTTGAGTGGTTCTGATCGTATTTCGAGGCGTCAAAAACAATCTCGGGGAATTTTTTCAACAACGGAGTTGTTGGCTCCCTCCCATGAGGTCCCGTGTATTCCGCGAGGACGTTGGAACCTACCTTGACCTGAGCATTCGAGGTGAGACTGATGTTCCCACCAATCTCAACGTTCGCCGTGGTCGTGAAACCCGTGGTGGCATTCGCGAATTGAATGACATTCGCAGTAACGTTGCCGACGTTGGAGACGGATGCGAAATCGAAAGCGGGACCGATAGTGAGATTTGAAATCTTAATTCCCGAGGCGACGACGTTTCCTGTGATACTCACGGGATCCGTGGAGTCCTTGTCCACATGAAACTTATCGCCCACTGAAAAATTAAAGTCGGGGTTCGTGTTGGCCACCCCGATATTGGTCGCCGCGTTGAACTTATCCGCCCGAACATTGGCGTTAACTATGTCTAAGTTCCCCGCCGCTGGTAGGATACTATTCGACATTTATTATAAGAGGGGAAAAAAGAATTCACCCGCGAACGACGAAGTCGTTCATCGCGAGTGAGACTGGGAAAGGGACGAACTTTAGAAACTCTGATACAGTTTGTAAAGTTTGTTTTTTTTTCATGTACGACCAGAGACCTTCGGTCTCGATTCGGGACTTAGCCACAGTGGTACGTACACCCCACGAAGGCCGCTATGTGTACCGCGTTGGCCTCATCTGTTTGGGCACCTGAAGCGTCTAAGAAACGTCTCTCGTAGGGTGCCTCGGTCGCACCCGTTTTGTCCTCGAATTGGAGTTGACCGTTTTCGTCGAGGACATTCTCACCTCTTTGAATCTGGTAATACGTGGTAATTTCAGCTTCCGAGTATGTGTTTTGAACATCGACGGTCAGGTTAGACCATTCATCGAGGCTTATGAATTTCGTATAGTCTGCAATTTCCGTGAAGGTGTTGCTTTGGTACGTGTTTTGAATGTTTGATTCTAAATTGGACCATTCCGCTATGGATATGAGATTGGATCCATCCGTATAGTCCACGATGGTGGTGACCTCTCTCGGTACGTATCCCGATTGACCCGAGTAGGCCGAAGGTACTAACGTGTTCGAATATTGGGTCTCCGTGTTGGAAGACCGATCGTACTCCACGAGTGTGTTCCACACATCTTCTGTGATTGTGCGAAGTCCCGTCTCTTCGCGTTTGATGGTCTGAACGGCGACGTTGGATCCCGTAAAGTCACAATCCATAGTGATTTTAGCGACCGTGTAGTTGTGAAGTATGTCGTCATCCTGTTTTTGACCGTAGCCCGCCACGTTAGAGGTCGTGATGTAGTCACCAGACTCGAGGGACCCGTTGGTATTCACGACCCAAATGGCACCTTCACCGACCGAGTTCACTATGGCACGGTTATCGCCTAGGGTTTTACCACCACCGGTTATAAAACCACCGGTCACTTGTGTACGTCTAGTCGTATTCGCCTTTTCCATATCGGAGACGACACCGAAACACGCTTTATCTTGAGCCACATTTGAAAGAGAAACAATCGGAAGAGACTCATCAATCGTGATTGCTCGTTTACCTGTATCGAGACCACCGTTCAATTTCAAGTATTTGTTCTTCTTGGCTGAAACGATAAACCCCTTTTCCATGGGTTCATCGGGGAAACAGACGTGCTGTCCAGTGAACGAACTAAAACCACCTCGGGCTCGAATACGTCCACCGACTTGAAGGTGACAATCGTCAAAACGCTCGAAGTCTCCGATGCTTAGCGTACTCTGCATCATTCTGATATCATTAACCTTGGGTACCCGACCTTGTTTAAACAGGGTCCATATTTCACTATCACTCAAAGCTATGCGTCTCCACAATCTAAACATAGAATACCGACCACGCGCGTGGGTGGATGTGGTTAACGAACTACTTATCCCTACAAAGAGGTCGGCCGAGTCTGCCAAATTCAACGCACCTCGAGTTCCACTAAAGACGGCCGTTTGACGAATTCCATCGATATATATTTTTCGGCATGGATCTGCCGTGGTATCCCGAGCACTGTTTCCGTTATACGTGAGTCCGAAATGATACCACCTATTCGGTTCGGGCATAAATTCGCATCTATGATCTACACCCCTGAAACTATATTGAAGTTCGTTACCGTTAAAGTATAAAGAAACTCTTTGATAATTGACGCCTGTACCCAAATAAAACAAGTATCGACTTGATGTGACTTCATTAAATTTAAACCAAAATGACCATGTGTGGGGTACATCTCCGGCCATGGAAGATTGGTTTTGTCGTATGTAGTGGGTATCAAGGTCCGCGACAAATGAATGATCACCGGGGTCATAATATAAACCACCAGTAAGATCACCATTTCTTTGTGTACCGTCAGAAGTGGCCGTATCAACTGCTTGGTCCTGGTGAATCGCTAAGGATGTGTTCCATTCCATGTGGAGGTAGGTCCTTTGAGGTGTCGGATACTCGGTGACGGGTGGACCTATACGAGAAACATCGAGATTCTTGGTTAATGTTAATTGTCCATCGTGAAGAACGGATTGTTCTTGTTCCCGAACACCAAAGTACCGAAGATCACCGATACCTACCCACGCACTCCCTTCTTCTGGACTCTGTGAAGTATGTGTTGGAATAATGGCGAGATAACTATAGGCTTTTTCCGCGTTTATGAGTATATCCTGTGCTAAGATGGCGTAGTCAGTTACACCGGGTACATACGATTGAAGTGCACTAGAAGCACGAGTCTCGTATCTTAATCCCGAAAAATGTTTTAATATGTCCCAATTTTTACCATCGTTACTCCCGTAAAAGTATCCTGCGGTTGGTGCACGTTCCGGACTACTGACTCTCTCTCTGAGAGTGGCACTCGAAATTTTGACTTTATACGGGAGTTGTAAAATCAAAAACTCACCGTCGGGTGTACGCGTATTACCACCATTATATCTTCCTAGATTAGCCGGACTGTCCGTAGTGTAACCATTAATCGAATAGAGACCGGTTTCAGTTCTACAAAGCCATGCTTCACCGCTAGAGTTAGTTTTTGTATCGTCAAATGCTTCAAAAGGTTGGTAAGACGACGAGTACCAAGAACTCGCACTGGCTACGAAAACACCGTGTCCTTCAAAATAATATTCATTTAAACGCATTGCACCGGGTGGAAATTCTTCTATGCTATGAGGTTCATCCAAGACCGCCAACCTTCCTTCCGGTTCCGTGGTCCCTATGCCTAGGCGACCTTTCTGTAAAGTCATCGAGGACTTGACCCGACCGAACTCGTCCTTTTGGGCGTCCCAAATCTCGAGGGCTTGGTTTTCATCGATGAACTTATCGTAGACCCTAAAGTTGGCCACCTTGTCGATGTTCCCACCACCGATCTGGATGGGGACTTGAACGGGTTCGTCTGTACCAAAGTACCGAAGTTCTGCCAATGAGAACGCAGTTGTTCCAACAAGACGTGTAACCAACATAAGTATATACTTATAAGGTGCTGGATTCGATGTTATATCATAATAAGATGAACCGTCATCTTGGGGAGATTCTCCCGTGAACGACTGAATTAAAGTCCAACTTCCACTTGCGGCGGTGTTACTCCCATAAAAAGCAAAATCTTTGGGAGCTTGATTTTCCGAACCACTACGTGCTCGTAAGTGAACCTTTGAAATTTTTACTTTGCGCGGAAATTCCAATTTGAACCATTCACCCTTTATATTTATACCCGTTGGGTCGAAATTTGCAACGGAATCTGTTCCGTATGCGTTGTTAGTTCCATCATATCTGTGATCATCTGTTCCATTCGTTTCAGCGTGCCAATATGTAGAATCATCTCCATCAAATAAAAATCCCCTTTGTTCTGCATTAAACCCAACAAAACTCGTACTTGAATGAGAGCTGCTTACCTCTAAAGCGTACCCTCTCTTAGCCAAGTCATTCATGATCATTGGTGGATGCATTACAACATTCATGGGATCGGGAAGGCGAACCAGGTCATTTTCCTTGTGTCCATAATACCGTAAATCACCGATACCTATCCATGTACTTGCCGCACTAACAATATCAGTCACAACAAGTGCAAGTTTACTGTATCCCTTGGTGGAACGAACATAAACGTATGTAAATACGTCATCTGTGTCCGTATATGTCAGGTTCGAAAAGGATGTCAATTCGGTCCAATACTTTCCATCGTTACTTCCGTATAATTTTCCAGCTTTAGGTCCGTTATCTGTATTACCACCACGTTCTTTAATCTTGAAAAAATCAACTTTTAGTTTGTGAGGCATTTCCAAGATGAGATATTCACCGTCAACAGTGGTAGAAAATCCTCCTGTACGCTTACCCAAATTAGTATCGAGTAAGTACACATGATTATTAAACGCGGGGGACCATGAAATCCACGCTTTAGCACCGTCGTTGTTTTGCTTATCAAACGCTTCCCAACCAGAGTACGTAGTGTCTTCTTGATGAACATTACTTTGTATGACCCTATAATCTTGGGTTTCGAAACTTGTCATGGGCATAGGTGGATACTCACCGTATGTATCTGTAGCTAATTCCTCCGAAATCTTACGTCCATCCAGGTAGGTTGTTTTTAATCCACCTGCACCCTGGTACGCATACGTAAGATTGTGCCACGTGTTAGATTGAATCTTGAAATCGTCTGGGAGAAGACCGCCGACGTTTCCGTGTACACTGTCTCGGGTATAAATATAGGCGACACCCGCATTTTCAACTCCGTTGATACCATCCTGTGCGTACGCAGTGGATACAATGTAACTTCCGTCTGATGAAATACTCACCACACCACCAAATCTAGAACCACCGGATCCACCTTCTATTTCAGCTGGAATCTTTTTAGTTTTCAGTATCCATTCTGTACCGACTCTATTATACACGTACATGATACCCGCTCGGTCGTATACAGTACTTCCAACCGCAATATCAGCCTCACGAGCACCAACTACACATGTCGTTCCATCGTCCGACATAGCTACAGAATATCCAAAATGTTCTCCGGTAGTGTCTGCTAAAGAGTGATCATCGGGGCGAGAAAGTTCCTTTTCTGTACCCCAAGTGTTTGTTCCGGATCGAGTATATATATACGCGGCACCATCGTAGTTTCGACCAAACGTGGTATGTCCGTATGCACCTACTATGACATACGTTCCATCTTCGGAAATTGAAACTGACGACCCAAAACGACTATTACTCACAGCGTCAGAATTCTCTAATTTATAATGATTAGAATCCCATTGATTAGCACCGTCAGCACCGTTTCTATGGAAAACATACGCAGCACCCGAATCGGTTCCACCTGTACCGAGATCTTCTAGATATGCTCCAACTATGAGATAGTTACCATCAGCGGAAAGATTAACCTGAACACCGAAATAGTGATTCGATGCTCCATCTGAAGCTACGAGAGTCTGTCCCGAATCCCATTGACTTCCATCTGTACCTGTTTGTTTGTACACATAGACTTTACCCTGAAAGCTATTGTTTCTAACTGAACTTACAGCGACAAACGTTCCGTCACGAGAAATACTAACAGAGACACCAAATTCATCTCCGGCGATAGGACCCAAGAATTTATGTTTTTCTTCCCATACGAGTGAATCTGGATTCTTACGAAATATCCACGCCGCACCCGCGTTTGCGTTGTTTGTGACGTCCCCGTCGTCATGATATCTTTGTCCGACGATCATATAATTTCCATCTTTTGAAACGGATACCGCTCTACCAAATCGATCATTTCCACCACCATCACCCGCATCACTAGCAAATAGTTTCTGATTTTCTACCCATTTACCGTTCGCGTCCTTTCCGAATACTATGACTGAACCTAGATCAGTTCCAGCATCATCGTCTCTTTCAACACCTACCGCAAAAATCGAACCGTCACCAGAAATACTTGCACCTTGATCAGCAAGACCAAATCCACCGAGATAGTCAGAAGTCCCGGCACCATAACTACCAACTTGTTGGTGCATCTCATAGGTGTTACTCACGACTTCGGTAGAATCGAAAGCATCATAATAAAACTTTTCTTCGGTACCACCCACAGAGAAGATACACGAATTCGAAGTGTTCGCTTCCAAGTTCGAAGACTTGAACCACATCGAGACGGAGTGGGGGGCATCACCCGAAAGGAAGGTATTAGCTTCGATGGTCACGTTAGATTCGACGTTCCCCGAAAGTTCCCAGTATTTCCCCGCACTCACGTAGGTCGTGTGTGTGTTGGAAACGGTGGGACCCACGACGCGGTTCGTGAAGGTCTCACCTAAGCTCCCATCGACGTACACGTTAGCCCCTGTCGTTTGGGGTGTGTTAAACGTAGAAGTGAATGTGGTATCGACCGAGGTGTCACCTAAAGACGATACTTCATCCTCGTATCCAAAATATTTTAAATTGTAAAGTTGTATGTTATTTCCAGTTCGGTTAGAAAGAATCTGAAATACAATATATTTATACGCCGTCGTAGAGTCTACTGGATCCTCAGCAAAAACACCGACGTTATATGGGTAGCTACCTGAGAGATTTGCATCTGCGTATGAGATATCATACGTTAAATTGTATTTATCCTTGATGACATTCCAATTTGTGTCATCGTTAGAACCGAGAATTCTCGCGGAAGCTACTTTTTCTGCGTTGTTCAGTGAGCGTACGAACACACTTTTAACTTTTATCTTTTTAGGAAGTTCTAATTTAATCCACGCACCTCTCGAACCTTCAAATAGAGGGGCATTCGTATTTGCCGCACCAGTGGTAGTATCATATTGATTAGAAGTACCCGTCTGCCACAAACCAGTGTTCGTATCCGCGTTTTCACTAAACACATTCCACGGTCTTCTAACGGACGTACCAGCATCACTCGCTGTAACCGTATACCCCGCTTGTGAGAATGTATTTGTGGTTTCATTTCCCATCGACTTATCATAAAAAAATTCAATCTCGGGATACTTCTTCAAAGGCACCGTCTTTGGTAACCTCGAGTGAGGCCCACTCTGGTCCATCACAGTTTCACCACCGGTCGCGGCTTGTTGCGCCATCGCCACCTTCCCCCCGTCGATCGAAAAGGATTCCGTGAAGAGTTGCCAATCTTGGATGGCGACGTTGGAACTGTTCCCGGCAGCCTTCGTAGCCACGAGGGCATATTTCTTGAACTGTTCAGTCGCATCAACCGTAATCGTTTGAACGGCAGTATCCGACGCGGGAACCACATCATTCCAGTACTTGACCTCGGTCCATGTGAGATCGTTATTCGTCGCGTACAGATTCGCCGACGCGGGGAACTGTGCGGCAGTCAAGGGAGTTACTTTCATGTGACGAAGTGTGGTTTTATACGGGAACTCGATGGCGAGCCAGTCACCAAACTGCGTAGGATGTAAATTAGAAAGTTGGGTAAGATTATCTTCATGGAACACGTTCGAACCACCGATGTACCCACCTTCGAGGCCTCCGCTTACCCAAGCGTTCGCAGTCCCATCGAAAGCGTTAAACGTGTTAGAATCTGTAGCTAAGTTTGAAGTTGTAAGAGTGTACGACCCATGGTTCGTCACGGTCGTCGTGTTTGCGAAAAAGTCCGAGGGTGGTTGCTCGGAGACGACCGCAAACTTATTCATGAACGTTCCCGAAGAATCTAGGAGTTCCCCGGTACTACTGTCGTATGTCACGATGTTCGCGGCGATATCCGCCACACGAAGGGTATCGATAAAGACGTTACTGTCGAACTTGAGTCGACCACCTATGTCGATGTTAGACGCGACGTCTATACCCCTTTCCGCATC